CATTCTGTTCTGCCCAGTAAGCTGTAAAGGATTGTTCGGCATCATCCCAGATAACCTCACCCCCCAGGGCTTGTACCACATAGGCAAAGTCTATCGCAGCCAAAGTCTTACCCCCACTTTCTGTACCAAAGATCTCGCAGATTTTACCATAGGGTATCCCCCCACCCATAGCATAGGTTAGGGGGACACACCTAGAGGGTACCCAGATCATATCTTCTGCAGGAATGGCGATTTCGCTAGCCTTACCAGCTCCAGGGTATTTCTTAGCCATATCCGAAGATGATACAGCCTTGTCTTTTTTAGGTTTGGGCCGTCTATTAGCCATTACACATCCCGGTTAGATTTAGGCTTCCTTTTACGAGGAGCTTCCTCTTCCTCTTCATCATCATCTACTCCGGTAGACAGCCACTGTTCAAGCAGCTCCTGAGTTTCCTCATAGGTAGGGATGATCCCTTTGATCCTCTCTTCCAAGTCAAATATCCCTCGCCATTTCCGGGCTACCTTAGATTTTGGGCAGGGAGATACCGAGTATTCCGTGTCAAGCTTCCCAGCTCCAACCCTCTTCAATTTAAAATCATAACCCCCATCTTCATCAAAGAAATCCCCCCAATCCTCAACATCTAAGAAGTAATCGATGATCTCCGCGGCCTGAGAGGCAGACCCCAACTGGATTAGTTTTCCACCCTCTCCCGTTGCTTCATCATCAATTTCTTTTCCCTTAGTATCCTTGTAAATTACACCCAGGGTGAAGGACTTTTTACGGGGAGATAATTTCTTAGCCAATTTTTTATCGGCGGCAACCTTAGAGGCTTTTAATTCCTCGTACTTTTCCATAAAGGCACAGGGTAAACCAAAGGTCGCCGGAGAATATACATTCTTAATATCCCCCCCCAGATAGAAAGTAGTTACCTCAAATATAAATTCTTTATCTTCTCCGGGGTTAAGGATCCTTACCCTAACCACATCCCCGTCCTTAAGAAAGAGGATCTCAGACTTACGTCCTCGTTTTTTTAATTCCTTCCGTTGATCCTCTAAGCGTTCACGGAATGATTTTTTTGTTGCCATAGCTACAGTTTAAAATTAACGTTCCTTACGATTGTTTGCACTTATTGTCTGAATTAAGTCTTTACGCTCTTCGAAAGCCCTAACACAAATTTCCAAAATCCCAGCCTTTTCTTTGGCCTCATTCAAAGCCACTAGCTTTTCAAGATAATCCTTATCTATATCTGCTTGGGCTTGGCAGTAGTCATCCGAATAAGGTTTATCAAAATCATTCCTCTCCCCTTTCCACCATAGATAACTTGTGGCTCGGGCTTTGGTAGCTTCTAATTTTCTATCATCTATCACTGCTAATAGCCTCTTGTAAAGCATCCCAACAAAAGCGTAGGAGTTAGGTTGAATAAACAGCTCAGCATTTATCCTAGCCTCAGTGATGGTCAGCTCTTCGAATAGATTAAAAGAAAAACTCTCCTCCCCCAGCTTAACACTAACCTCCATAAGCTGGGCTTTCTTTGCGTATCTCTGAATTTTACTCATGTAAAGTATTTATTATTAATAGTATACCAGTAACCAGGATATCTATACGGACCTATAAATCCATTCTAATACATCCTTCTTCCTAGCTTCAAAATCCCTCTTACCATATACCAGAAACTTAAAGTCTAACCCAAACCCATTCCTGAAGTAGGAATCGATAGTGTTAGAAAATACCCCCGATACCATGGATTGATAATGCCAGTTAGATATCCGAGACCCATTTATCTCAATCTGATCAAAGACTGCGGGAAAAAATATTAAATGGGTAATGGGTTGGAGAGCTTCCTGGGCAGCCGTTACAAACCTGTCACAGTCTATCTCGGGTACAAGATGCGCCGTCTGTAATAAAAAATATGTAAGGTTATCCACGGGGCTGCGATCAATAACAAAACTCTGTGTCTCTCGGATAAATCTAGCCCGAGTCTTCAATAACTCCCATTGAAAGTCCCAAGCAAACCCCGGGTTGATGTTGGATAACCTAATAACATCCTGGTGCCCAGACTTTGTCCAGCCATATTTCTTTACTAACATATCCTGTTGATCCTGGTTAAGCAAGAGCCCCGCTGAATTCTCAGTGTAGTCAAGCCCCAGGGCATTAGCCACTACCCTGGCCATGGTAGATTTACCACTACCACTAGTTCCGCAAAAAGCGATCCTAATTCCTGTTGTTGTCATCTTGATTGGTTTATAAATTAGTATAATCTGTTTTTGAGTTGTACTCACTAAAGGTACCCCAACTAAGGCCACACTCTACCGAGGCCTTCATAGGTACATGTTTCATCTGAAAGCCAAAATACTCCATAGTCTGGGGATTGGCACAAATGGGTACTGCAATCTTTACAAACTCATGAACCTTATCTTTCTTAACCAGGTACCCCAGACTATCATGTACAGTATATATCATTGGCCTATCCAAAGGGATCTTACCTTGAAGCCTTAGCTCTTCAATTATTATTCCACTAAATAAAGTAAAAAAAGATGCTGCTCCCTGAATAGGGGCGTTCACGGATTGCCGCTCAGCCTCCATTCTAACTCCTTTATTATTATCATAAATAGCGGGAAGCCTACGTTTATACCCCCACATATTTATAACGTACCCATCCCTATGTACCAACTTATGCTGTTTGTTTATCCATTTATCAATCCTGGGAAAAGTCTTTAACCAATCCAACCTAAACTGCTTAGCCTCTTCAACTGAGCACTTCATAGTCTCCGCTAACTTCGGGGGGCTTTGTTCGTATAGTATCCCAAAATTAATTGTGTTCCCGGATAGTACTACCTTTCCATTTTTTCTTACTACTAGGTTCCTTGATGGTACAGTGACACTATACATGGTCCTATTCCCCAGCTGTAACTTAGCGTTCTTAAAGTTTACTCTACTATTTCTAAACTCCCCAAGTTTATAGGTAAGCTTGTACCTAACTCTACCCCCCACTTTCTGAGTATACTTAATCACTCGCATAGAGTTTAGGGTACCCATAGCCTGCATCACATCTGCGGTTTGTTCAACCACAGTAAAAAAACCTACTGACCCCGCTCCCCATCTACTGTCAAGGTGAGAGTCCCAGTGGCAAGCTTCTTCTAAGTATACCCTACCGGGTACATCTGTTATACATTGCCAGGAAAGTTGTTTTTCCCGATTAGTGTATAGTAAGATTCTTTTAGTTAAATCCGTCCAAGGAATATAAAAGTTAGTAACACCCTTTTTAATATTTTCCTTTTTAGTATACTTAATCCCCAACTCGTTTAATAGATTAGAAGCTCTAGTAATTTTCCTAGCCCTCGAAAAACCCATCCTAATATTCCCCCGCTTCTTTATACAACCATCAGCAACTACCATAGCTAGGAATCTGGTTTCTAAAATCGATAGCTTATAAACTCCCGAGTACTTACCCGCAACAGGTACGTAGCCATTTTTACCCACCAACTCCTTAAACTCGGCCTTTATTTTTTTACCTCCCCGAGTTATAAATAAGGTCTTATGGTCCTCGGTGATATCTAGGTCTACATTCCTATCAAAGTAGGTATAGTTTCTTTCCGATTCCACTGTCCCCCATTGTTCGGGCTCTGTAAAGGTTATTTCCCCCAAATCAAAATCATACTGAGCTAAGATTTGGCCCCTATAATTATCTAGCCTGGTCCACCCATCAACTGTTAATACCTCCGTATCTGGGGAGTAACACTTAGCTCTTTTCTTACGCTTAGTCCAGTAGTCGTGTTCAAGGTGATTTTCATCTTTAGTTATTGGGTATATATCTTCGTATTTAAAATTCTTCCCCGTATTTACATTTTCAGCATCAACAGCTACCGCCACATGGATATTGTACCCCTTTTGGAAATATTCAATCATCTTAGATTCCCCAGCCAGCTCAGCTACTATCCTAAGCTCTGCTTGGGAGTAGTCTAATTCTATTATAACATACCCAGGGGGAGCCACAAACATTTTCTTAATATCAGGGTTTGTGGTATTATGACTAATAATACCCCCCTTTGTGATATAGCTATGATCTTCATCAACCATTATATCACAAACAGTTTTAAAACCCACACTCTTTA